ACGGCCGAGTGGGAAGGGGGGAGTGTATGGTGCGAGCATAAACCACCAACAAAGAATCGAAACGGCAGAGACAGGAGTGGGCTAACCGGGAGTCTTGATTACGTCGAATGCCAAGAGCCGATGTACAAAGATATTTGCCGTTGCGGGGCCCGCCGGATCGATTCGCAGTTAGGCTTGGAAGCCACGCCCCAAGAGTACATCGCCAACATGGTTGCCGTGTTTCGCGAGGTAGGCCGCGTGCTGCGCGATGATGGGACGCTGTGGCTAAATATGGGGGATAGCTATGCAGGGCATAACTTGCCGGGATGGAGAGACGGCAACGAAGCTAAAAATGGAGGGGTAAGCAATAAAAACGGAGTTGGTTATGTTCCCGGTTTAAAGCCCAAAGACCTCTGTATGATGCCCTCGCGCCTGGCGATGGCGTTGCAGGCCGATGGCTGGTACCTGCGCTCTGAGATCGTCTGGCACAAACCTAACCCGATGCCGGAGTCCGTGACCGATCGGCCGACCAAAGCGCACGAGATGATTTACCTGTTGGCGAAGCGAGAGCGCTATTTTTACGATGCGGAGGCGATCCGGGAGCCGCAGGATTCAATTGATAGAAGTGAATTTTATGACCCCGAAAATATGCCATCAATTAAAACTCCAACTTGGGGGATAGATGGCAGTCAATCACTAAAGGCGAAAGGGAGGGCACCGAGATTGTTAAACCCTGCGGGCCGCAACAAGCGCTCGGTCTGGACTATTGCTACCCAGCCTTACTCGCAAGCCCATTTCGCCACCTTCCCCGAAGAGATCCCCAAGCTGTGCATCCTGGTCGGCAGCCGGGTGGGCGACACGGTTTTAGATCCCTTTGCCGGGAGCGGCACGGTTGGCCGGGTAGCGTTGGAGCTCGGGCGGCGCGCTATCCTAATTGAATTGAACCCGGCCTATGTCGAGCTGGCAAATGTCCGGACCTTGGTTACTCCAGGATTCCTATGACTCAACCATTTGACAATCGGGACTGGGATCTGCGGCAGATTGCCGAGAGAGACGCCCAGATTGAGCGGCTTAAAAATAAGATTAGCGGCTTGGAAAAGCTCAACCAGATGACTGACGAAGCCGTGGTAATGGAATTAAAGGCCCAGATTGAGCGGCTGAAGCTGCTGACTACCCGCGCGGCGGATGCGCTGGAAGAGGAAAGCTGGCCAAGTTTGCATCATGACTACAGCAAGCTAATCGACGAACTGCGAAAGGCGGCCGAGTGAAAGGGATCCTAGTTGATCCGTGGGCCAAGAGCGTGGAGGGGATTGAGATCCCGGAGGACGAAGCGGCCTCGCTAATAGAGCTCCGGAGGCTGGTTAAGGAAGACGCGCTGGATTTCGCGTATCTCAAGGATTTAAGGATAACGATAGCGGTAGGGGACCACAGTGCGTTGGCCGATCCGCCTTTAGCCAGTTTTGAGGTGGAAGGGCTAGCGGGCCCACTTTACGGCCGAGCGGTGGTATTGGGCTATGACGCGAGGGGGGCGACGGTGTCCGCTAAGCTGAGTGTCCAAGCGATGCACGAGCTGGTGAGGTTTCCATGAAGATCCTCGAGCATCCGGTTTATCCGCTGCCGAGCCGTGAACAGTACGAGGCGGATCCCGAAGGGGCGAGAGAGTACATGCTCAAGCGCAACGAACGGATCGAGCTGGAGGTTGCTGATCCGTTCTATTACGGTTACCGGCCGAAGGTGTGGGAGAAAGTCGAGCGCAAGATTGCTGAGGGTTACCGGGAAATCCTCGTTTTAGGCGGGAACCGGGCGTCAAAGAGCGAATTTGCGGGTTTTAAGACCATTGAAACGCTGCTCGCGAGCGAAAAACGCCGGGTTTGGTGTCTGCAGACGACTGAGCCCAACAGTGTGGAGATGCAGCAGCCGATAGTTTGGAAGTACGTGCCAGGCGAGCTCAAAGACGTCAAAAAGGGTCGGGTAACCAACGTCGCCTACACGCAAAAAAACGGGTTTAGCGAGAACAAGTTCATTTTCCCCAACGGAAGCGAGTGCGTTTTTAGGAATTACGCCCAGGAAATCACGGTAATTGAGGGTGGCGACTGCGATCTGATCTGGTGCGACGAGCTTGTGCCCTTAAGCTGGATTGAGACGTTGCGTTACCGGCTGGTGACCCGTGGCGGACTGCTCCTGATCACCTTTACGCCGATTGAAGGCTATAGCCCCGCGATAAAAGAGTTCCTGGACGGTGCCAGGACGGTTGAGGAAGAGCCGGCGGAGCTCTTGAGTTACCAAAAGATGCCTCGGGTCCAGCATTGTGTGCGCCGGGGGGCGTGTGTGATCTATTTTTGGACCAGTGACAACCCTTTTGGTGGGTATATTAATATACGCAAGACGCTGGAAGGGGCGCCGAAATCGGAAATCAAGACTCGGGCCTACGGGGTGCCGACCAAGGCGATTGCCAGCCGGTTTCCCAAGTTCCGGGAACGGATCCACGTTTTTGAGCCCGAAAAGCTGCCTAGCGCGGGTACGAACTACCAGTTTGTCGATCCTGCCAGCAAGCGTAACTGGTTTATGCTCTGGGTGCGGGTCGATCCAAAAGGTCGGCACTGGGTATATAGAGAGTGGCCGGCGGAAAGCGTCTACATCACAGGGGTAGGTGACCCTGGTCCTTGGGCCGAGCCCGATGGGCGCAAGGCCGATGGGCGAGCGGGAAGCGCCCAGACGAGCTTTGGTTGGGGCATCAGCCGGTATATAGAAGAGATTCGCAAGCTTGAGGGGCAACTGCCGGTGCCAGAAAAGGACGAAAAGACCGAGGAAAAAGGCGAGGTTGTGCTCGAGCGCTGGATGGATAGCCGCTTTGGGAACACGCCGACGAACGCCGCGGACGCTGCGACCACCTTGCTTGAGGAATGCGCGGTTTTGGGGATGCCGTTTAGCCCCGCGCCTAATGACACCCTGGAGGAAGGCGTCAGTCTGATTAATTCGATGCTTGACTTTGATGAGGCAAGTGGCGCAGAACCAACCCTGTTTATCTCAAGCGCATGCCGAGCGCTCATATTTGCTTTGAAAGTCTGGACCGGCAAAGACGAGAAAACCGGCGCCTGCAAAGATCCCGTCGACTGCCTGCGGTGGGTTGCTGTTGCTACTCTAGAGGATGTAGGCGATTCCTTGATGTTAGTCGAACCCAGCGGGTATTAGCCAAATGAGCAAAACTTTCATTGCGTTTAGCGGTGGAGTTGAATCGACGACGCTATGTCTGCTTTTCGGTGGGAAGGCGGATGCAATCTTCGCCGATACGGGAGATGAGCACGCCGAAATGTATGAACGCATTAGCCAAGTCGAAGGCATCTTAAGGAGGATTCACCCGCGTTTTCGAATCATCAAAGTATCGGCGGCTGAAGCGTTGCATGACTACGTAAGGCGGATGCGAGTGTTTCCTAATTCGGTGATGCGCTTTTGTACTCGGATCTTCAAGATTGAGCCGATCAACGGCTACCTTAAATCTCAATTGCCGTGCACCTTGATGATCGGGTTGAATGCCGAGGAGACGGAACGCACTGGTGCGTATCCCTTCGAAGGCGTTAGCTTTGAGTATCCGTTACAGGATCTAGGGCTGACTCGAGCCAAATGCATTGCAGCACTTAAAGAGTATGATTTAGAGCCACGTCTGCCTGTCTATATGCGTAGAGGTGGTTGCACGTTCTGTTTTTACAAAAGCCGTAAAGAATACGCAGCGATTGCGCATTTGGATCCGGAGCTGGCTCATCAATTAGCTGATCTTGAGGATTCTGTGAACGAAGACAGGTACGGCAAGCGTTGGACGATCGTTAAAGAGATCCCAGAGGGGTTCCGAGCGTTTTTTGATACTGAACGGCGAACGAGCTTGTTTAAAGCTGATGAGATGTACGCCCAGCAACCGAATGTAACCGAATCGCCGTGCGGCGTTTTTTGTCACCGATGAACTTTGATCGCGTCAAAGAAGAGTTTCTGATCGCCGTGACCGAGGCGAGCGGGTACATGGCCTGGATGACCGAGCTCGATGACGCACGTTACTGCCGGTGGAACGGGCAGACTAACGACGGGCGCAAGTACAGTAAATACACCGGCAGCGAGGTGTTTCCGTGGGAAGGCGCTAGCGATATGCGCCCCTTTTTTATCGACGACATTGTCAACGACGACGTCGACGTCATGCGCACCGCGGACAAGAACTGCCATATGCAGACCGTGCCCGTAAACTCGACGTTCGCTCAAGCCGCAACTAGCCAAACCGCGGTGCTGGATTATGTCGCTCGGGCGATGATGGCAGAGGAACTCGAGCAGGAGAAAGAACTCCTGGCCCAATGGCGCCAGCATTATGGCTCCAGTGTAATGGCAGTCGATTGGTACATGGATTTTGATTCCGAGGTCGTGACGGTCACGATGCAGGACATTCAGGCGCTCGCCCAGCAAATCCCGGAGCTAGGCGACGTGCTGGCCTACATGTTGAGCAACCGTGGGCAGCTGACCCAGACCGATATTCAGCAGGGACTGGCCTTCTTTCAGCAGATTTTTCCCCAGGTGCAGAACCCTCTTGCTGCTTTGGGCAGCCTGATGCAGACCGGGCAGTTCCAGTACGATAACCCCTATATTAAAGAGAGCCGGCCAAAGGTGACAGCGCTGCGCACCTTCCAGGACGTCTTTTTCCTGCGCGGGGCCTACAATCTGCAGCTCTTGCCCTGGATCGTGCGCCGGGACGTGATCCCCAAGGCGACCGTTGAGGACCGGGCCCAGTACGAACAATGGGATCCGAAGTTTACCAAGTATATCCTGAACTCGGCCGGCTCGAGTGTTCTGGGTTTACGCAACTACTCCGACACGCTCTTCCGCTACAGCGGCAACCGGATCTACGTCGATCAGATGCGGGAGATGTGCGAAGTCTTTTACGCCTTTTACCGGGGGGAGGACTCGCGTAACCGGCGCCGGATAAACGTGACGATCTTTTCCCCGGTAACCGACGTGATTGGGCGGCGCCTGCCTAATCCCTATAATCACGGCAAATTTCCCTTTGTGTTGTGCATGCGCGAGCGCCGAAGTCGCAGTGCGGTTGAAGCTCGCGGCATTGCCGATATCGAGATGACCCACCAGAGCGAGATCAAAAATCAGCGCGACTCCAGAAATGATCGGACAAGTCTCGGCACGCTTCCTCCGTTGCAAGTACCGCTTGGGCGCGGAAAACAGCAGTACCGGTTAGGGCCGCGAGCGCAACTCCAAGTGATGCGCCCAGGAGAGCTAGCGTGG